ACCGACGCCGACATTCAGTACGCTGATGATCAATTCACCCCCATCGGTGTCGTACCGAACACGGTGCAGGCCTTCACCATCAAGGCAACGATTGACCAGGTCTGCGATGGCCATCCGTGGCTGAACCTCGGCAATGATACAAACGAGGCCAACTACTTTCACCTCTACACGGTGGATCTGAAGCATGACTTCGGCGATCGACGCGCTGGTGATCTCGTCACCATGACCTACCACGGCCAGCCGCACAGGATCGCCATCACCCAGCAGATGATCGACGAGTCAACCTACGTGTTGATCCGTCTTGCCTTATCAAAGTGATGAACAACTTCTCAACTGAACTCACGCTTGCCGAAACTGAGCGTCTTGCTCTTCTCCTCGAGGAGATGGGCGAGGCACAGCAAGTCATCGGCAAGATCCTGCGTCACGGCTACGCGAGCAAGAACCCGTTCTTCCCCGACGGCGATACCAACCGCCAGCTACTGACACGCGAGCTGGGTGATGTGCTGGTGGCCATCGACTTTCTCGTCAACAATGGCGACGTTACCCAGAAAGATCTTGACGACCGCAAGCGCGTCAAGCACCACCGCGTGTGGGACTGGCTTCACTATCAAACACCATGAAACAAATGACCAACAACCGAGAAGACGGCATCACCAAGCTGCGTGAGCAGTGGGATGCCGGTGGTGCCCTGAATGCGGGCGACATCGAACAGCTGGTTGCCACTCGCCGTAAGCACGGCATGAGCGAGGAGGACATCGACAAGTTCAGGGCTGACATCACTCCTGACGTCAGCCGCTTCGTGTTCTTCTTCAGCTATCCCCCTGTGGATAACGAAGATGGGGTCAAGCGGGTGGAGGTCATGCGCATCATTGCCGACAGCATCGAGGAAGCCATCGAAAAGCTGGATGACCACGGCAAGTTCATCGAGCAGGGTGGAGAAGGCTCTCTCCCGAGACTTCACCAGTGGCGATAAATACCTGACAGCATCCATCAGGTAGCCACATGTCCCGTCGCATTCCAATCACGAACGTTGTCCAGTCTGGTGCATCGCCAGGCTATTTCACCCTCGGGGTAGTCAACCCTGACAATCCAGTGGCCGACTGGACCAGCGTCTTCAAGGGCAAGTTCTATCGCCAGAAGGTGACGCCGTTTGCAGTACAGCAGTTCTATGACTCGCCATTGGCCACGCCGGCGGGGTATGATCTCATTGCAGCCACCCAGTTCGAGGTAGTTGACAACGCGTCGTACGCCGGCCGCTACACGGTCTATACCTCAACGTCAGCCATTGACACCCTCTCATCGGTGTTCTCGGGCGGCGAAACGCAGGTTAGAGTCAATGAGACCATTGGTGCTGCCGGTGCTCCAGGTGATGTCACCAGTGGGTACGTCACCAACGTTTCCACGTACTACATCTATCGTACTGACGGCGGTGGTTCATTCGTGGTCCCGCCAGGGGTTACCGTCTACCAGGACGGTCTTGAGTTTCCAGGTCGCACATTCTCTGGATGGGGCGAGGTCTTCAATCAGAACATGGAATTCCTGCTACAGAACTTCGCGTCAGGCACCCAGCCTGTCGATCCCGTTGTTGGCATGCTCTGGTATGACATCGGCACTGGACTGCTCAAGATCTGGGACGGTGTCTCCTTCGCCGTAGTGAACTCCTCTGCGTTTGCCCCTGCCGCCAGTGCGAAGGTGGCTGGTAGCGGCCTGACCTGGCAGATCAACCACAACCTGAATGCCACATCGCCGTTTATCGTGATGTGCCAGTTCTACGTTGATGTAGGTGGCGGGGTTCACAAGATGATCATGCCATCTGACGTGACCTTCGTCAACGCGAACCGACTGGACGTGACCTTCACCTCCGCCTACAACGGCTACGCTCTCGTCAGGTTGTAACAGGTTACATTTCTCAGTGAACTTGGTTGGCCATTGTGATACAATGGCAACATGACAAAGATTCGTCTCGTCGAAACCAAATACATGGACGGCTGCTTCGAGGCGGAGCGGTACCTCTCTCCATGCGGCCAGCGAATCCAGCGAGAAGATCACGGCTTCACCCCGAACGGCAACCCTTTCGCCGGTCGCTGGGTGCTTCGTGACCGCGCTGGTACCTACGTCGATCACGACCAGTACCGCCATGACCTGATGGAGCGCAACGGCTTCAGCGATGTGCCCATCACCATCGAGCAGTTTCTCGTGAAGGAGTTCGCTTGAACATCTTCGTCCTGGATCAGACGCCGTTCGCCGCCGCAGAGCAGCACTGCGACAAGCACGTCGTCAAGATGATCCTCGAGTACGGCCAGATGCTATCCACCGCCCACCGCCTGTGGGATGCCACGCCGTGCACCGCGGTGGATGCGCAGGCCCGCAAGAAGCCAAAGAAGTTCTGGCTCTTCCCAGGTGAGGAGCCCTACCTGAATGCCGACCTGGATGAGGATGGCAACTGGGTCTACAAGTGGATCATTCTCAACCCGAAGATGTATCAAGTGGCGCATGCGAACCATCCGTGCTCTGCGTGGGTACGGGAAACGGATGCGAACTATCACTGGATGTTCATGCTGTTCGATGGGCTGCTGCGCGAGTACACGCACCGCTATGGCAAGCAGCACAGCGCCCAGCGACTAGTGGATCTTCTGCGGGCAGCACCCATGCAGATCCCGCGTGGTCAACAAACGCCTTTCGTGCAGGCGATGCCCGAGGAGTACAAGCATGCTGATGTGGTTGAGGCGTACCATCGCTTCTATGTTGGGTCGAAATCGAGGTTCGCCAAGTGGACCGATCGAGACCTCCCCAAATGGTTCGAACGTGCAATGGAAGGGCAAGATGTCTCCGTATTCAAACGAACGCGCTCAGTGGGTTGAGGCTCGCCTCTTCTGCTTGGCCAACATGGCCCGCGACAACCTCGCTGAAGGCGCTCGCCGTGCCAACAGCTACATGACCGGCGATCCTCATGAGGCACACCTGCTGTCTCGTGAAGCGTTGAAGCAGATCAACATTGAACGGCTGGCCCTCATGGCAGAGCGAGCCGTCATCGAGCAATACAACAAGGACAATGGAAATGGGAGCTGAACTGAACTTTGCCTTCGTCGTCGACGTTGAGGCTACGTGCTGGGAGACCAAGGAAGAGCAAGGCACGCAGCCGAACGAGGTCATCGAGATCGGCATCTGCGTGCTCGAGCTGAAGACGGGCAAGATCCTCGATCCGTCGGGGTACGTGATCCGGCCGCGGCATACGAAGGTCACGCCGTTCTGCACAACCCTCACGGGCTGGACGCAGGAGGACGTCGATGGTGGGGCCGACATCGTTGACACCTTGCCGGCGATCATCGCTGACTACGGCATCACGAAGAACCACATCTGGTTCTCATGCGGCGAGTATGACCGCATCAAGCTGGCCAGCGGTGACGAGCCTGGGTCGCTAGGCCGCCTGTACCACATCCGCCGGCCGGACAACCCATTCGCGTACATGCGCTCGCACGTGAACATCAAGACCCTGTTCGCGATGAAGCACAAGCTCCCTCGTGAGATGGGCATGGACCGCATGCTGAACAAGATCGGCGAGAAGCTCGAGGGCCGGCACCACAACGGGATGGACGATGCCTGCAACATCGCCAAGATCGTAAGGCACGTGCTGTCATGAAGTGCACCTCACCTTGCGTCCCTCCGTGCAGCGAAGAAGCCACGCACGAGATTCGAACCCTGACCACGAAGACCCATCTCGGCTTCAACTGCCCCGAGCACACGAAGTTCTGCGCCTCACCGGCGCCCGGGTCGGGCAAGGTTGACTACGACGTGGTTCCCCTACCTGAATCCCCACCACCGGCAGCATGAGATACCTCGCCGCGGCCTTCTGCATTTTGCTTGCGACGGGGTGCGAGGCACAGCCCCCGAACGATGTGCGAGCCCCGGTGAACGTGGCCACCAAGCTCTACGTGGATTGCCTGCAGGTGAAGCTGGCCGAGCCCGTGGAGATTGAACCCAATGCCCTCGGAATCCAGGACTTCATCGAGGGGGTGGATGACTGGTGCCTGGCTTGGACAGTCATCTGGTTCAAGCCCCTGCTTGGGTACGGGCTGGCTGACAGGCCAGATTACGTGCTGAGGTTCAACAGCAATCGAGGCAAGGTGCTCTCCGGCCTGCGGCGAGAGCTCACCGCCGCGTCGAAGCCGCGCTAGTCGATTCCGCCCTCATCTTCCACCACATCTGCTGGGAGTGGAATCTTACAGGTCATGCCAGCACGGATGACCTGTTCGCCGTTCAGCTCGTTGAATCGCTCTCGGAGGAACAGCATCTCATCACGAGTCAGGTTGTGGCGGCCCTTGAGCTTGATTACAGCATCAATGGTCTGGCCAGGCACGAAGCAGTGGAGGGTGTAGGGGTAGCTCATGCCGCCTATTTACCGGGCGAGGGAGGCGTGGACGCCATAAATAGGTCCTGACATAAACGTCACTGGACCGCCCATGGCATCTGCATCCGACATCAACGCAAAGACCACCCATGACCTATGGGTCGAGGCGCGGCTTTTCACCCTCGACATCTCACGGCCAACACCAACCACCATTCTGCTGACGGTTTCCTACCCGTCAAGCATTGATACGGTTGATGGCGCGCTCGTTACGATCCACGAGAAGGCGATCACCAGCAGCAACTACCCGGACGACGGGAAGCAGTACGTTGCAAGTACGGACATGGGTGTGCCAGCTGACACAATCAATGGTGCAAATGGCGCCCATGTAGTCGGCTTCTACTCGGGAATTCTCGGCAACCCTCTGCCCGGAGTAGCAGACCCTGTCACGGGCCTGTCAACGTTCACCATCACGGTAACGAACACCCTGCCCAACGTGCTGTACTATGCGTCGGTGCACGCCAGCACCAACGTTCTACAGTACTACCCGATCGGCATTCAGTCCTACCCACTCGAAGCCTCGCGTATCGAGAAGGACAGTACCACCTACACGGGAAACATCCCATCCATGCTCGAGGCGCCAACCGCACCGACGGTCGGCTTCGTGTACTTCGACCGTGGTCTGAACATCGTCCAGTACTGGACGGGCAGCCAGTGGATTCCGACCCGCACTGACTCCATTCTCGCAGGCCCCACAAACCCAGGGCTGCTGGGACAGACGTATCTCTACACCATCGGCGCCGCCCTCAAGTTCTTCGATGGCAGCAAGTGGGTTGACCTTACGCCCAGCAACTGCAACGTTCGCGACAGTGCCAGCGCCTTTGTGCCGATCGGCACGGTGCGCAGCGGCGTCAAGCTTCCAGAGGCGCCTGCTGTTGGTGACTTCTACTGGAACTTCACCACTAACCGGCCACAGTACTGGAATGGCGCCACTTGGATCTACCCTGACGCAACGAACACGCTGTTCACAGGCGGACCGGTAACTCCTGCCTTTGTCGTTCAACCGACGGTTGAGACCGAGCTGCTGCCAACGCCGTACATCGGCCAGCTGTTCTACAACACCGTCACCAAGGTCCTCAACGTTTGGACTGGCACGTCTTGGATTCAGGCCAACACCGACCAGCAAGGCACCGTCAGCACTGACAAGGTATCCATTGGAACCGACGGCACCTATGACGAGCGGCTGCGTCTCATCAAGGTGCTGAAGAACCAGCTCGGCTGGCCGGTGCAATGTGTCGAGCTCAAGGAAGAGCAGTTCAACGTCGCCATCGACAACGCACTCGACAACTACCGCATGTGGTCTGACGCCGCGTATCGCATGCAGTATGTGCTGTTCACGGTAACCGAAGGGCAGCAGGTCTACTACCTGAACTCGGCACAAGATCGCACCGATCGTATCGTCATGATCGACAAGATCCACCGCCTCAACATTCTGGGTGCCAACTCTCTGAACTGGGACTCGAACGTTTACTTCCAGACCTTCCTCAACCAGTACTACTCGAGCGGCTACACCGACATTCTGTCCATCCACCTGCTGGGCTCGTTGTCTGAGGACTTCCAGCGCATCTTCGCGGGCGACTTCACGTTCCTGTGGGATGAGGCATCACGCGAGCTCCTGATTACTCGCCGCATTTCCAGAACCGAGAAGATCATCCTCGAGTGCCAGATGGAACGCACTGAGCAGGAGCTGCTGATTGATCGGTATGCCAAGCAGTTCCTCCAGAACTGGGCTCTTGCAGAAACCAAGATGCAGCTCGGCCTGATTCGCTCGAAGTATTCGAGTGGAACTCCTGGGCCAGGCGGAGCCATCAACCTCAACGGCGAGCTACTGATCTCTGAGGCTCGTCAGGACATGACGGAGCTCAAGCAGTCGGTGATGGACCTCGAGTTCGGCGGTCTCATCGGCAAGGGCAACACCTCATTCCTGATCGGCTAAGCATGAAGGTACAGGACCTTTTCGAAGAGCGCATGAAAGACTACATCGCGCGGCTGGTGAAGTCTCTGAAGATAAAGGAGCTGGGCAGAGGCGCCTTTTCCACGGTGTTCCAACACCCAGTCTATCACAACGTGTCAGTGAAGATCACTCGCGATGCCGACCCGCACTACATTCTGTGGCTGCGTGAGTGCGAGAAGCACCAACACAACCCATGGTTTCCAAAGCTTATTGGCATCCACAAGGTGATGTTCCACGGCGACGATGTAGATCGTAAGGTGATGGCGCGTGACGAGCTGAATGACGCGGCTCTTGAAGGCCGCCGCATCGTCTTCATGCAGAAGCTTCGTTCTATCAAAGCGGCCGAGAACAAGAAGGCCGCACAGTACATCGCTGCTCAGCTGCCCGCCAAGTTCTTCTTGTCAGCTGATGAATCGTTGCGACTTCGGCGTCTTCGCTGGGGTAGGCGGGGTGACGCCTTTAGAGCGACACTTAGGGCGAAAGGTATTCGATACTTCACCACGGTTGAGGATGTCAAGTACATTGATGACATCCATGAACAGATGTGGGAAGACGTCGTCACCTATTCCAAGGACAAGAACCTCGTGGAGCTTGCACGAGTGCTGGCAAAGATCGGCACTGATGATCTCCACAGCGGCAACATCATGATGCGTGATGATGAAAGTGGTGCGCAGCATCCTGTCATCACCGACCCGGTAGCTTCCTAATGGCTGAGATCACCGTCCCTGTTCTTCCAATCACCGACTGTCCTGAGGGGGCGGGCAGCATCAACGCGCCTGGAACCGCGACGGCACCGGTGCTTCCGAACCCCTACGTTGCGCCTGAGCTGTGCGTTGGTGACTTCACCCTCACTCAAGGCGAGTGCGCCACGATTGAGAACCAGTACCAGGAAAGCCTTGCGGCTGAGAACCTCAACATCTCTGGTGCGCCACTCAACATCTTCAAGCTGCTCGGCATTCACGAGCAGGGTAAGCTGATTGACCTCACTGGCCTGGGGGCCCCGATCGGTTCCAGCGGAACTCCAGCTGACGCCTTTGACGCTCTTGCTGCCGAGTGGTCGTCGGATGAGGTAGGTCTCGCCGTCACTGGCACTCCCGCCTACATTGGCTACGACTTCGGTGTTCGCAAGACCTCGTATGGTCAGGACGAGAACGCCCCCGGTGTTGCCGACGCCCAGCACATCACGAGCGTTCGTATCACGCAAGGTTCAGACCCTGAAACCCGAGTGCGGCAGATCCGAGTTGAGCGGTCAAACGGCGACTACCGAATTGACCCAGCCCAGGTGCTGTTCTCAGGAGCTGGAACAGGCGCGCTCGGCCAGTTCTATGCAGGTGTTGCTTCGAAGCCAGGCATGTTCATGGTGTCGGCCATCAGCTCGACTCAGTTCCTTGTGACCTTCATCAGCGCCATCGGCTCGCAGACCCTCGGCGTCGCCAACGTCGGTACCCAGTTCAACTCACTGGTAGGTTCCTTTACCATCACCGCTGGTGCCACGCCATTTGTCGCTGGTGATCTGTTCACCGCCCCTGTTTCGCTGGCCTGGTACCGGGTTGACGTCGTCAACGTGCCTGACGTACCAACGGTGCTCATCGCCCTGAAGCAATCCTCGGCCTCACGCTACTGGCGCATCGTGCCTCTCGTGTTTGCTGGTGCCATGACCGCCAAGCCATGGGTCATCTCGAAGCTGGAGATGTTCGACTTCCAGGCAACCCGCTTGGACAACATTCAAGACACGCTCTACATGGAGAACCGCGATCGTGACTACGCGAACGCCTCCATCCAGCTGAAGGTTGCCTACCAACCATTCGACGGCATGAACGACATGTCCAAGTTTGGTTTCCAGGTCGCTGACGTCTACACGTTTACCACCAGCTTCGCCACGATGGTGGCCGCGCTTGGTCGCCCGATCGTGGTAGGTGATGTGATTGAGCTGCCATCTGAGATGCAGTACGACCACAACCTCCGCCCGGTTCGCAAGTTCCTTGAGGTGATCGACGTGGCCTGGTCAGCTGAGGGCTACACCACTGGCTGGAAGCCGGTCATGTACCGCTTCACCGCGCAGCAGCTCATTCCATCTCAAGAGCACCGCGATATCCTCGGCACCGCTGACACACAGAAGTACGTGGTGGATGATGGCGCCTTCTTCGCCGGCATCGAGCAGATCCAGACCGCCCCTCTCACCGTCACTGAGGCTAACCAAGCTGATGCGGTTCAGGCCGTGCCAGAGAAGGGCACGAACACTCGCGAAGCCGCCTCTGGCACCAACCGCTTCAAGAACCCGGGCACCTATGACGGTGTCGGCCCGTACACCGAGGACGGCCTTCCACCTGATGGCCAGCCGTACACTGAGGGCTTCAAGCTGCCAGACGTTTCGTCGGCAAATGACGGTGACTTCTTCCGCCTCAACTACGATCCGAAGCTGCACATCGCCGCGCGTCTCTACAAGTTCAGCTCCATCAAGAACAAGTGGATCTACATTGAGACTGACCGCCGCAATGAGCGCTCGGCCCACAAGCCATCACAGCTGGCAATCCTGAACCTTGCGGATACCCGCTCGCTGACAGGTAAGCTATGAAGACCGCTGAGCTTTTTGAAAGTGCCAGGCAGATGGGGAAATTTCAACTTCCCTACAGCTGGCCCCATCGCGGTCACCGCGCCGAGGAGCGCTACTTCAACTTCGTCTGGCCCGAGCTCGCCAAGTCGGTTGGTGTTCCGCCTCGCAACGTGAAATATCACGGCTGGTCTGGTGAAAGCGGAAACTTCACCATCAAGATCTCCAACCAAAAGACCGAGGTGGAAATGGTTGAGCTGATGGCGCCGAAGGCGTTGCTAGGCCTGCTCAAGAAGGCCGGCTTCGTCAACCCACGCATCACTCAGGTCACGGCAGGAAAAACAGCGCCGACCAAAATCGGTCAGACCTTCCCAGTTGTGGATGTAAAGTTCGCGGTCGAGTATCCCCAGCAGTGGATCGACTGGGACAAACAACGTTTTCCGGGCATGAAATGATTACCTTCAAAGAATTCCTTGCCGAGGATACCGTCTACTACGGCGACTACAATACCCTTCGCACGAGCCGCTCTGCCATCAAGAGCTTCCAGCGCGAGATCTCCGAGAAGTTCGGCATTCCGGTGGCGCGCATCAAGATCATTCCACACTTCGTGGACAACAAGCCGACGTTCCGTTTCAAGTTTGACGTGACGCTCACCAAGAAGGATGATGCCGTGCTGGTTGGCCGGCTGCTGCAGGACTTCGCAAAGAAGGACCTCGAGAACGACTACAAGCAGGTCACCGTATACAGCGACGTGTCACCGTGGCAGGGGTCTGACGGTAAGCAACGAGTTCTATTTTCACTGCGCACCCATGGGGACCAGATATGATCACCCTCAAGGAGTTCATCGCTGAGGGGTTTCTCAGCGATCTTGGCACTACCATCGGTCTGATGAAGAAAGAGATCGCTGAGGATCTTGGCCATCGAACGTACAAGATCATCATCAATCGTGGTGTGACACCCGAGAATGGAATTCGAATCAACATAGCCGTGCCAATTCCTGAGGACCACATGGACGCCCAGGATTTCTTTGAGAAGATGGCAGTTCGCACCGTCAAGAAGTCGTTCTCCAAGCACTTTGAAAAGTATCGCTTTGAAAGCTCTGATGGCACCACGTGGGATAACGGTCGGGCTGTTTGGATCGCAATGACAGTTCCTGACGCCGACGGCATGATGTAAATACTCCATGGAATGGAAAGACAAGCTTCACGCCGCGATGTCAAAAGTTGGCCCAGATGGAAAGACGGGCTACCAGCGGCGCGGTGAGAAAATTCGGGCGGTAAAGCTCGCTAAGAACCCCAACTATTTCGATGAGTGGGCAAAGAAGGCCATTGGGACAATGAAAACCAATGGCACACTAGAAGTGCGACAGCAGAAAGTTCGCGCTGCCAGGCTAGCAAAAGTGAATGAAGATGAGCGGCAGGAACTCAAACGATATCGCGCTAGAGTAGGCTATTTGTCGCGCAAGCAAGATGTGTCTGACCTTCCTAACTTTGGAATGTTTGACTTCCAAATGGACCACAAGTTCAGCATTATCGAGGGCTTCAAGAAGAACGTGCCACCCGAGGTGCTTGCTAGCAAACATAATCTCCAATTCATTCATCGCAAGGACAATCGCGCGAAGAGTGGCCGCTGCAGCATCACACTAGAACAACTCATGGTGAACCTGTGATAAACCATTATCATTTTGACAACCAGATTCGGCAGTACCTGCTGCAGTTCGTCTCCATCTTCTACGGTCTCCAAGTCAAGACCGGCAAGGGTGAATGCGACGAAGAGCAGATGATGGCGGTGCCAGTTGTCATCGGCAACAAGGACCGGGTAGTGGCTGCCATCATGGCAGGAAACACCCAGAACCGGGTCTTCAGCCTACCTGCCCTGTCAGTGCACCTGTCGGCTCTTGCTCTCGCGCCTGAACGCCGACGCGCACCGGGCATTCTTGACCAGCGAACCCACCTCAAGGTCGGTGGCGTGTTTCCGGATGACCTTACCGTTGTCAAGCGGGCCATGCCAGTTCCGTACAACGCCACTGTCGAGTTGACGATGTACGCGCCCAACACCCAGCAACGCGACCAGATCCTTGAGCAGATCCTGGTGCTGTTCAACCCGGACATCCAGATCCAGAAGTCGGATGGAGAGTTCGACTGGACCCGCCTGACAAAGGTTGAGCTGACCGACATCGCCAATGAGGAGAACTACCCGTCCTCGACTGAGCGGCGCATGATCGTTTGGACCCTTACCTTCGACATTCCAATCTACCTGAGCATCCCGCTCGGTGTGAAGAACGACCTGGTCCGGAAGATCATCATCCAGATCGGCTCGCTCGACAGCATGGTGGTCAACGAGGTTGATGTAGACGGCCAGATTCTGCCGTTCGGCAACCCACTGGCCAAGGTGGTGTACGACACGACAACCAACCCACTCACGGTGTCAGTTGGCAGCGATAGTGATGCAAGCGGCACCGTTGATCCGGCTGAGATGTACACGACGCCCACAACCCTTGAGCAGATCCGTCCTCCTCAAGGTGAAGAGCCATTTGCTCCTGAGCCGCTGCCATGAAGCTAGCCCAGCTGTTCGAAGCCGTCTACGAGAAGGACTACCCGGATGGTATGCCAAAGAAGGGCATCAACGGGGCGTGCGATCATATTGCCAAACAGCTCGGCATTCACCCCAATAACGCCAATTTTCTTGGCCCTGGGCAGGGAACGAAACTGCCTGGGTGGATTGAGTTGTCACGTCCCGACAAAGAAACTCCAGAGGACTGGGACCTGGCTCTTCGGTTGGCACCTGCTGCCATCAAGAAGGCGTTCAAGGCACATCTAGGTCTTGATGTAAATGTGGTGCAGCAGGATGGCACCAGTGACGCAATCGTCAGTTTTGATGTGAATGCAGCGTAAAGCCTAGCCGGCAAAGTGATGCCCACCCGGTGGATTTTTCTGCCAAC